ATATAATTATTTGATGAATGAGGCAAAGAAGAAGTATGAACTGAACTATGACAGGGCAGTCCAGGATTTATATGACATTCGGGACAAGGCTATGGAAGCTGGTTCGTTCAACGCTGCAATATCAGCCCAGAATAGTTTGCTTAAAGTCGGGGGATTAATTGTAGACAGAAAAGAAGTGATGTTCGGTAAGATAGACCAAATGAGTCGGGAAGAAGTGGAAAACAGATTGAAACAATTGATGGGCAATGAAATTGTGGATAGTGCATTAGAATCCCCAGCCCAGGAAGGAGATGGGCAATTGCAAGAAGAAGAAAGTGTTAATGATAGTGAAGTTCTGGACAACATAACAGAAGAACAAGAAGGCTCTTCCAACATGGAGGAGTAATTATATGAAAATCGGAATTTTAATATAGTCAGAAAAGCCTTGTGGCGATTATAGGCTAAGAATCTGATTTATTCAATAGTTTGTCTATAGACTTAAACAATTGACGCTTAGAAGTGTGCCAAGAGGTTTTGATAAGTCTGTTATCTTTATAAACTAAATAACCAACTGAGAAACCTACTTTGTCATGGTTTGCATAACGCAGTAGGTCATATTTCTCAGGGTCATAGGAAACAATTTTAATACGATATTTAATCACTTCCGTTGCTTGCTACATACAAAATAATAAACATAACTACAATAAATATTTCTGCAATCATGCCCTTGCTCTAAATATAAACATCAAAGCCAACAGTTTTTGTTTGCTAAGATATTGCAAGTGTGGTGGTATTTTAACTCCATTCACTACTTTGTTTTTTGGTTGCACTTGTCTAGCTTGTTGAAAATCATTCATCAGACACCTCCTTATTAAATATTTCTATTTTCCATAACCAATCTTGTAAGCCAATTTTTTCATCTTCTGCATCAGTTATGTCTTTAATTTTTGTAGTTTTAATTTTATGTTTTGTTTTATCATAAAATTCAGTTTTTTCATCTTGAAAAAAGTAATCTAAAGCACCCTCTCGGTCATAACCAATTTCATATCCAACATAAATTGCATTACTCATCTGACACCCCCTAATTAAATGGTATGAAATTAATAAATGGTTCTTCTACATGGTCATCTGGAAGCCATTGAATGTCTAAATCATCTGCACTTACAGATGTATCGACAGAATCTCCCTCGTCATCATATCCCATGACCAAGCCTTTACCTGCAAAGTTTTTTCCATTAATACTAAAATATCGTTGGTTATTTTTAAGCAGTCCCTCGTCATCAACATAGAGAACATTTTTGTCATCATAGTTAATTGCGTCTATAGTGCGACACCCTAGAAGAACATATATATCTTCTAGGTTGCCAAGTATGTCAACTTCTTTAACAGTTTTCTCGAATGGGTTTATATGTATTGCTTTCATTGTTCTTGCTCCTCCTCCTCTATTTCTGTTAACCAGTCGTCAAAGTCGTTTGCTAGTCCGCTAGGCATATCATTATTTAATACAACTGGTTTAGGGTTATCACTCCATTCAACTAAAATTGTTGTTGATACTATTCTTTTCATTATGCTCTTACCTTTTCTAGTTTAGCCAAGACAGACCATAAAGGTTGTAAATCATTTTCTGTAAATGTGCTTTGACCTACACATACATACCATTGATTGTTTTTA